CAGGACAATTATTTCTTATTATATCTGTTACTGTTTGTTCATCTGAACAATTAAATTTAAAGTTGTCTAAATAGATATCGTATGTACAACAACAATTTAATCCAGATGTAAACTGTAAAGCTACATTATATTCTGTTGAACCTGTTGTTAAACTTACTTGTGTACTAATATCAAACCAAGTTTCTAACTCTGTAAATGTTATTGGTTCAGATGATTGTATTATTTCATTATTTTTATCTTTAACCACTAAAACCGCTTCAATTGGGTTCGCTGGGTTATAACAACAAGGTTCTCCGTTATTAACTAAGTCTTCATCGTTATTTAAATTAATATCAGTATTATTATCTTCTCTATTCCCACTATTTACAGGAGGTTGTGTAGTTGAATTGTAATCTATCAAATTATTGTTTTCATCAAATTCCAATAAACAAGGTTCATCGTCCCCGTCAACAATAATAACATCATCATCACTAGTATCTATTTCAACACAAGGATTTTCAGGTATACCAAAATAAAAAGAAACGGACACATCTAATGGTTGGTCACACTCTGGTATTATAGGTTCCCTGTTTAAATTAAATTCTAGTGGTAAACATGGATTTGGGTCTTTGGAGTAACATCTTGTTTGACCATCAAAATTTTCATAAGTCCATGGTAAATTATTTTCATTAGCTATTTTAAGACAACAAGTTTCACTTATATCACCCCCATTAAAGGTTACCACACTTACTTGTTGGTTAAACGAATCTGTTGTTGTTGTAACACTTAAATCAGTTAAAGAAAGTGTACACTCTTCTTGTGGTAAACAATAACAAACACCATCATCAAAAAACCCACCTAATTCAGTACATTTTTCTGAAGTAATTTGTACATAACTAGAATTAGTATTATTTACTGTTTGATTTTCTTGGTCTACAACTCCTTGGCTTTGCTGGTAACAAACGTAAAAACCACCTGTTGTAAATAGTATATTTGATATTAAAATTCTAGCTTGCGTAGAATCGGATATACCATCCCCATCATTATCATTAGGGTTAAATAAATTGTTTACAACAAAATTAGCATCATCTAAAGATAAACCTAAATTAGTTAAAAAGGTTACATTTAAAATTAAATCTCTGCCTTTTAATGTTGAAGCGATTGAAACAAATAAATCTACGGTTTTTACACAATCACAAAACTCTATTAATTGTTGTTCTACGTCACAAAGACAAGCTGAAACTTCTTCACCAAAATCATTAGTGATTGTTAAAAAATCTGAATTTTGTAACTGATTACAACAACTACCGTTTATTATTGGTTCTCCTGTTATTTGGTCAACATAAAAACTACCACTTGTGAATGTAGTTTGTCCTGGTTCTGGATTTTGTGTTATAACATTAACCAACAAATCCCATAAATCTTGGTCTACATCTTGTAAAGAAGCTCCGTTTAATGTACTATATAAATTATCCCACCATGCAAAATTATCACAATCAATACATATAACACGACTTTGTAATTCAGCTACAGATATTGTACCATTAATAACACTTTCACATAGTCCCGTATCTTCAAAACTACCAATTTGGATACATTGTCCAAGGTCACTATCATAGTCTGTTGGACCATAACCTAAATCTTCAGTACAACACCCTTCAGGTATTGGTTGGTTACCATTTGTTATTGTTCCGTCAGCGTTTAATACAGGTACTATGTTTTCACAAGGATTAGGTGGTACTGGGTCTGTATTTGGGTCAGAAGTCCCTCCACCAGGGTTAAATGTGGGTGGGTCTTTAATTGTTTCTGCCTCTAGGTCTATACCTCCAGTTCCGCCACCAGTATTATCGTACTGACAACAATTAGAGCAAGGTATAACATAAAAAGGGTCGTAATTGTTTGCTTGTGGGTCCATACAACCAGTTACTGCAGCAATGGTATATGTACAACAACCATTAGTGTAAACCCCACCTAAATCAGGTTGTGGTGATGCTCCAAAGACAAAGTCTGGACACCAAGAATTTGCTGCATAGTTGGTGTTACTAGCTCTTGGGTCTAAACAACCATCAATTTTATCTATACCTACTTCTTCTGCTCCTTGTGCCATTTATATATTTTTTTTATTATTGTAGATAACAACCTCTGTCATCATTTGACCATGTTATTTTAGGATTACCATTTTGAGTCGCTAAGAAATTACAACATTCCTCACTCAATTGGTTACCGTTTGAGTCTACGTATGTTAATACAGGTGAGCCACCAAAAATTATTTCTTGTATTACATAATTACCATCTACAAAAGGTGGACACTGATAACACCCTATTGTTAAACTATTAGTAGGGTCGTTAGTTGTTTGGTAAAAATAACCCCCATTTTCACAACATTCTTGGTCGACCATTTGTCCATCAATTGTTGTTACTGTGTTTGCCGCGACATCAACAACTAAGTTATTTGGGTTACATCTAGTACATAAATTTATAGACAATAGGTCTCCTGATTCTAATTGTAATAATACTTCTTGTGATGAAAAACCAACTTGTGTACCGTATTTTTGACAACAATTTTCAGATAAATAACTACCATTACTATCTGTTAAATATATTATCGTTGTACCATTATCTGTTGTACCTGAAGTTTCATTAATAACTCTAGGGCAATCAAAACAAGCCCCTCTACTAATATTATTATTAATTAAATAATTTTGGATTAAAGGGCTATCAGGTATGATATCTACTGTACCATCTAATCTAAATAATTGTGTGCTAATAGTTCCAAAATAATAACCTAAACTTTCACAACAATTTTGGTCTAACGGTTCAAAATTATTTTCATCTACTTTTTGTGTTTCGTCTAATGGTGTACCAACAATGGTATTATATAAATTAGTTACCAATTCACGATTACAATTATCAGTTTCTACTATTAACTCACATAGTTGTAGGTTATTATTCCAAGTACCCCCTCTTAATTCACAACAATCTTTATTTTGTAATACTTGGTTACCAATCATATAAACACACTTTCCTTGTTGGAAATAAGTATCAAATGTGTTTAATAGTAGTTGTTGTGCCTCATCAACATCAAAACCATTATAACCATAAGTGGTAGCTAAATTTATTATACCATTATTATCCAATTGTAAGTTATTTAAATACGCTTGTGAGTCACAAACAATTATTAAAGAACTTTCAGGTGGACACCACCAACAATAATAAGCGTTATCATTTTCTTCTCTTCCTTGTCCACCAGTATCGGTTGCGTTGGGAAATAAAGGCACTAACTCAAACTCTCCTTCTTTACCAAGTGGTGTTGACTCACTACCTCTTGATGAGGTTGTAGGTGGTTCTTGATTACAATTAGTACAAACTTGGAAATAGTTATCACCACTATTATAAGGATAAACTTTCATCTGAAAAGTATATACCCCAGCTTCTGTTATTACAATTTGAAAAGTGTCGGTTTGGTAAGGGTTTAAGAAGGAGTTATAATATGTGTTTGGTGTTGGTAGAGCTGGGTTAGTAGAAGAAATTAATTGTAAAGTATAGTTAATACCATCTTGTAAAACTGTACCGGCCGCAACTGTACCAACAATACCACCTAAAGGACCTTTAGTTGTTAAATCAAGTACTGTTGGGTTTGCTGTTGTAGCGTTTGAGGCATCTATTTGAAATTCTAATGTAGCGGGAACTGGGTCACCAGCAACCCAATCTGTTTGTGGTACATCTTCTATTAAAATACAACTACCGTTGGTATCGGTTGAGAAAGTACCTCCAACACCATTTATTACACCATCTGTTGTTAATTGACAACTTTGTGGTGTGTCACTTCCTGTGTCTCCAGGTAATGTTATTATGGTACCATCACCATCACCCCCAGTTCCATCACCACCGGTGTTACTACCTGTTCCATCACCAACAACCCCACCACCTGGTGTTACAGGTTCATCTGAACCTAAATAACAACCTATGGTTGAATTCCATGATACGCCGTTTTGTTGGTTGAACCCACCTAATAAAGAATACTCATAACAACATTGTTGTGTTAAATAATTATTAGTATTTGTACCGTCTTGACTACCAGCTAAAACTAAGATATACCCGTCATTTGGTATTACATCATACTCTTCAGGACAACCATCACCAGTATTGTCAGTGTTGTCATTTTGTATTGGTAAAGTCGGTAACCAATAATAGTCACAACACTCTTCTATATTATGTGGTATTAAACCACCATTTATATCGTTAGGGTTATTTACATAAATTACACCGTCTTCACCAAATAAAGCTTCAGGTGGACACCCATCACATAAAGTGGATTCACCCGCTTGAAAGGTTATTCTTAATGAATATGTATCACCACTATCTCTAACATTTGTAGGTCCACTCTCAGTCCCAAATTCTACTATTCCAGCTGAAATAACATTTATGTTATCGGTAGGGTTAATAAAAAAGTCTGGTACGTCTCCTTGGTCATAGTAAGAAAAAGCAATCCCATTTGAATCGGGGGTAAATGTACCATCATTATATTCTGTAAAGTAATTTTCTGTTAGTATTTCGGTTGTATTAACATTTACTGATGGTTGGAAATCATCAACGAAACACCTAAATTTATCCCAATACCTTTGTCCATAATCATATGGCCCGTAATGTGGATTATTCCCCGTTGTGATTTCATTACCCCCATTATACCAAAAACCGTCATTTTGAAACCAAAAAGTTTCAGTGTTTGTTGGTACTCTAGGAAAACCATAATCATCAAAGGGAAAGTTATTACGATTTAAATCAAAATAACTGGCTCCGAATAAAGTATTAAATTGTCTCCTAACCTCAAGTAAATCTAATTTATTATTAGCTAAATAAACTCTTTCGTCCATACTAACTAAAGAACTATTTATACCAAATAATTGCATAAAGAATTCTAATACTTTTCTTGTACCTTTTGACCTAAATAACCACCAAGCATTTATAACCAATCTTCTCCATAGCTCAACGTCTATTTGATTGGGTGATAATTCTCTTGAGTATCCTTGGAATTGTGGGTCGTCTCCTTCGTCATTATTTGTTAAAATATCTATACCATCATTAATTGTTAGTAATACGTCAAAACCTAAAGTTTTGGCCATTATTTTAATTAAACTATCCGCGGTATTATCTTTTTTATTATAAGTTACAACATTAGCAAAAGATATACCGTCAATATATTTTTTAACAACATCAAATTCAGCACCATAAATTGTTAATAATTTATAAACCCTTCTACCAGTATTGTCAGTCCCATCACCCTCCGTATCATATTCTATTATGGAGCTTGAGACTAATCTTCTTGTCATTAAATTAGTTTGGTTTTCATCGTATAGAAGAGAAACATTAAATAAGTTTTCAACATAATCCGAATAACTAGGTGTGTTTATATCTAAATTATAACCATCTGTTGTAGGCCAAGTAAAATTTTTAGTAGTAAAACCGATTGCTCCATCATTATACTCTACGGGTACATCAATAATGTACGTGTATTTAGGTGTTGTTAATCTGTTTAACAACATATTTTGTAAATCAGTTAAATTATTAAAGAAAAAATCTCTTATTGGTTTTACTGGTTTTATGTGAAAAGTTTCTTGACCGAAAGTAGCTCCAGATAAAGAAGGGAAAGGGTTACCAACAATTTCTAAATATATATAATTATCGTTACTAGTAGAGCCTGTTATGTTTTGGATTTTGAATTCATTGCCTTCAATAGATAAAATATAATCACTGATACTAGAGATAATACTTTTATCACCAAAAGAGGTATCATTATAATTTAATCCATATGGATTATTTATACCAACTATCGGTACTTTAAAATAAGATATTTTAGATTCATTATTGTAACTAAAATCTAATACTGTATTAACACTACTTGGTAGTGAAGGTAAAGGGACGGTAGGTATTGGTGAAATGTATAAAGAAGCCGGCCATTTTACAATTATATCTTGTAATTCTGATTCTAATAATTTCGAAAAACTACCAAAATAAACATACTGTGAAACTTTAGTGGTATCAAAATTTAATTTAACAAATATGTTGTTGCTATTTACATTATCTAACTCTTGTTCTGTTATATTTAAATTATCAAGACAATAATATTCTGACCATTCACCTAACGTGAAGTCTTTTGATACTCTCCCACTAAAATTACTTGTTATTTCAAAATTACCTAAAGTAAAAAAAGCGTTGGGGCTAGTGAATTGATTACCCACTAAATTAGGTGCAAAATCACCCTCTCTTAATTTATAAGCGTCTGTTAATGAACCAGGTACTACTTTTCTTACTGCCATAATTTATAATTAACCAATATTAGTTATTGTATTAAAGTTTTTAGTCACGTCTATATCAGTTTTTTGTTCTCTAATTTCGTATAGAGGTTCACCAGTAAACTGGTCTTGTATTTCATATAAATTGTATTGTTTATATATTTCATTATTAAAGTTGTATAGTGTGTATATACCATCTTGTATACCCTTACTTTGATTACCATAAAGTGCTATAGCCAATGATTCAGTATCGTATTCAGTTAATTCAATTTCCATTAATATAGGGTCAAAAGCAGTACTTTGTATTTTTATTTTTTGCCCTGTTTCACCAACAAACGGTACGCTATTGGGTTTGACTGTTGGCGCTGAAGAAGGTGTGACGGTTAAAAAAACTAAGTTAGAATTATTGTTAAATCTATATCTAACTGATTTTTGTGTTGTACTTTGTAAATTCTGTGTAATAGGTTCTACTCTATTAGCGGATGTTATTATTGTAAATGTATCAGTAGCAGACCCACCATTATAATATTCTATTCTTTGCCCCACTAAAGTATTTATGTCATCTATACCAATTAACGAGTTTAAATCTAAAACCACCCCTTTTATATCAGGAAAGGCAGCTAAAACACCACAATCTGTAATTGTTGTGGTTACTTGGAAGGGTCTTATTAAAACTGTGTATATTCCAATATCAGAAAAAATATTAGAGGGTAATTTTAAATTATAATAACCATCCATAAGGTCACCGTCAGGTCCGTTCAATCTACTTATATTATCGTTTGTTACTGGTATAAAATTATTAGTTGGTTCTGTTGTTCTATTATCGTTATAAGAATAAAACATTTGAATCTCTTCTATGGGAGTATTTACTAATCTTTTTGTTCCATAATTACCTATAGCCATATTATTGTCTTTTTATGTTGTAAAATCCATTTTTATAGATTTCTAATTGCCCAATGTTATTTATATCCATTAATCTCATATGTCTTTCGTAGATATTACTAAAGGCTCTCTCTATAAATATTTGAGCATCTATTTCAGGCAAAAAAACTTGTTCTAATTTTTCTTCTTCTTTAATTAATGGTTTATATTCAAAATCATTTGTTGTTTTTTGAACTCTAAAAATTGTTGTTTGTGGTCCTTTATCTATTAGTTGGGCATAAGATTTATATGGTCTGCTAGGTACATTCTTTGAAAATCTATAAGTGGCATTTAATAATGTTTTATAAAAAATACCGTCTATTTCATACTCAATAAAATCGGGTTGGACATTAAAAACACCGTTAACACCAACTTTATAAGGTTCATCTTTTTTTAAAGTTTTAACCTCATCTAATCTACTACTTGTATATCCTGTTATCCACATATTATTTATTAATTATCTGGTATGCAATAAAATTGCCATGTTGTATTATATGTTGGGTTACCATTTTCATCGTCAGGTCCTTGTATTGTTGTATACTTAACAACTGGGAATATCGCACTTACTCCTGAACTTCCACAGCCACAATCTTGTCCTGTACAATCAAAATCATTATCTGTACAATCTGAAGGTAAAAGTAACCTTAAATTATCAGTAGGGTCGGGGCAACAAGTAGTACTAGGGGTACAACCATTAGGTGTACAGTTTACTTGGTTTGGATAAGACGAACCACATGATGCGTAAACCCCTCTACACCATTCATCAGCAGCTATAGCCATATCAGTAATTGTTGGTATAGTGGAAACATAACCAGTACTCATTCTATAACAACCACCAGATAAAGTACCACCACCAGAACCTCCTGAACCTGAAGAACCACCCCCACTGAAACCATAATCACAACAACAATCTATTGTCGCTGTTGGGCTATAGTTAACAGCATTAGGGTCTGTACAACCAATTATTTCTAAGTCTGATTCATCTATAATAGTAATATCACTACCCAAACCATTACCATAATCACTTCCAGTAAAAGAAGATATATTTATTTCTCCACCATCATTAGCACCATCATTACTTAAATCCCAAAAGTTTTCTAAATCTATTGTTTCTATATCTTCCTCTTCTTGGTAATCTGTATATACACCTAAATCTTTTACACTTTGTTTTAATAAAACAGAAACATATAAATTATCTTTATTTAAATAAGCAATCGTATCATCAATACCATCATTATTAGTATCTAATGGGGTTAATTGTTTTTTTATTTTTATTTTTCTTATATATTTTTCCACTATAAGATAATTTGTTCTGTTAATGTTATAGTATCATTTAAATTAGCTCCAACAAAAGGTTGTATAGCGATATTATGATTACCACCATTAATATTAGGGTTTATCAATGTTATTGGGCTAGTCCACCAATCACTATTTTGACTATAATCATTAATTGTAATAGGTGAAGTGTATGTTAAAGGTAAATTCATAAAATCATAAACTTTACCATTGGCAGCGTTAAAAAATCTACCAATAACATAAAGAGATTTATTGTTAAATGTATCTTTAAGTTCTTTGTCATTTCTAGGCCAAAAAATTCTTTTTAATTTAAGTCTAGGTTCTATTGTCCCAATAACATCTAATTCTTCAAAAGAAACTAAATTTCTTTTATTTAAATCATTACTATCATAAAAATAAAGTCTAAAGAAACTTTTGGTGAAGGAATTTTTAGTTAATCCTGTTACGGTATTAAAACCTACAGCTTCATAACTGGTTTGGAAGTTATTGGTTGTTCTATTTAAAAATCTAAAATTTATATTAAAACCATCTGAATTTGTTGTTTTATAAGCTATTTGTTCTGTATCTTGAAATGGGTTGATACTTTTTTCTGTTTCTTCTTCAACTAATTTATTTATAGTCTCACCTAAACCTACTTGTGTGTTAGATTTTTTAATGTTTAAAGCTATGTTAACATCTTTACCAAGGGTTTTATGTATTTTAATTCTATCCATAATTAACAAACATCTTGTATTTCACTAATTTTAACAGTTTCTAACCTATTCTTTGTTGGTTCTGTTGTTTCTAATGGTGGTAATTGTCTTCTTATGTAAAAATTATAATTACCATAAAAATAATGTTTACCATTTACAAAAGGATAGTTAACACCCACCCCTGTATCGGGTTCTATGAAACCTATTGGTAATAAATTTTTCCACGCTATTATACCATTAGGATAAACCTCAGCATAATTAGGTATTCCTTCTGTAGGTTCACCTAATTCACTATTATCTATCACTGAAGAAAAGTTCATTATATTCATTTCTTTAAAAGGTTCTAAATAATAACCTTCTTCGTTTGGTTCGGTTGCTTTCCCAAACCTATGTACTATTTTTGAAACGACTTTTTCTTCTATCTCAACTCTATTATATTCCGCATAATCACCTATATAATCAAAAGATTTATTAGGTTTTTCCAAACTACCCACACCCCCTGAATTAAACTTTGATATCTTTTCTAAGCCGTTACTAGTTTTTATTTGTTTTCTATTAAATTCCCAACCAGCAACTACGTCACCCCAAGGAAAAGTATTTTGACCCGCTCTTTTTATAAAAGCCATATAAAGATTTGTCAGGGGTTTGTTGTTGTGGTCGACTAATGGTTCAACATCAATATCCTCATTAAAATGATATAACCAAGTCCCATTAGCGATACCAAAAGTATTTACTATTGTCTTAGGATATATACTAGAACTAAAGGCACATTTATAAGAGTCGTAATCGTTAGTTGTTAATACTTTGAATTTTCTAACATAGTACTCGGAAGGGGCACCATCTAAAGGTCTTACTTTTGGTTTATTTGAACTAAATGTTTGTGATTGTCCTTTGACATTGAAGTATTCTAATTTTATAGTAAATGTAAAGTCGTTTATTATTGATATAACTTCAAAGATACCATTTAATATACCACTACCTCTTAAATCAACATAAGGGTTTCCAGTGCCACCAGTTAATTTAAATATATTATGTTTATCTTGTGTTTCTATTTTAGAATAGATGGTATCACCTAAAGAAAAGGAGCCCAAAGTATTACCATCAAAATCACTAGCGGTTATAGTGTTTATTTCAACTGGATTAGAAAAATTAATATCTCCTGTTGTTGCATTTAAAATTCTTCTATAATTACATGGTGTGAAATGTGAACCTATATAATTAGTGTCAATTGTAAAATTAGTGTCAAGATTTTCTCCATTAATACCTAGAGATATAACCCTATATATTCCTGTATATGGGTTAATTACTGTTGTATTATCATATATATAAACATAGTCTTCTTGTTGTAAGTTATGTTTTTGTATTCCACTAACACCCACTTTTTCTTCTTCTCCAACAGGTTTTGAAAGGGTTAGGCTTTTTATTTGTGGACCTAAACAAGCTTTAGATTCTACTATATTAGTTAATGGACCTTCTTCTACATAAGAAACAATATTATAATCAGGTTCTTTTTTATGTGGGTACAATAATTGTATAACCCAATTATTAGGTGCTACACTTGGGTTCCCATCAAATAAAGGGTCCCAATCCTCATTTAAAGCCCCAACAAATATTGTGGTAGAACCGTCTGGGTTTGTTACTTTTTCTGTTTGTGTAAGTTCATTGGCCGTAAAAATATTTATTTTTCCTGAGAACCTATAACTTCTAACCTCTAATCTTTCTTTTTCAAACTGTTCTTGTTGGTTTACGATATTTGTAATATCATATTCTAATATAGGTTTTGTTGTTCTTTCTAGTTTTAAGGAAAAAAAGTTATCAGAAGGCACACCTTCAGCACTTTTAAATATTTTAGGACTAAAACTTATTCTGTCCATAATTTATTTTTTTATTCTAACCTTTATGTCTTTATTTGGGAACCTTATTTGGAACATTGAGTCGTATTCAGCAAATAAAGCAAAATCTTCGGTTAAGTTTATTTGGAATGTTGAGAAGTCTACTATATCTTGGCTTGTAACATTTAATGAGTATTGTCCACCATTTTTATTAAAGACCTTAAAATCAATAACATTTAATACCCCACCAACATTATTTACGTTTTCTATTAATTGGGATAAATATATATTGTCACCCATATCCCATTTATTAACATTAAAGTAATCTTTAACAGAACTAATTATACCAGTAACAACTTCCCCTTCTGTAAAAGATTTATCGACAAACACATCAATATCAAAAGCTAAATCAAAAACTTTACCATCTCTAACTAAAACATAATCATTTATCATTCTGTAATCTGCTAACCAAGAAGAAATGTTTTCTTTGAGGGTGTTTGTAGATTGGTTAGTTAGTTTTCCAGTGTTATCAACACCTATCACAGCTATATCTATTTTATTTTGGTTTTCAGAAACGTTATTTCTAAAAGGTATACCAAAAGTACCTGGCATTTTATCTATTAAAACAACATAATCTTTTAGTGTTACTGCTCGATTTTGAGAAGAAAAGTTATACCTAACCATTTTTTTGATTTGTTCTGTACTAGGAGCGTCACCACCACCAAAAGCTGGTACAGGATTATTAACGGATAAAGAATTTTTAACAGAATTATTTGTTTGTTGGTTAGGTCCGGTTACTGTCATCGTATAAAGTCCAGGACTTCTTAAAGTATTTGCTCCCACATTACCACTAGCTCCACCACCAGTTCTATATCTTATAAACATGGTATCACCTACTGTAGGTATCTCACCCATAGCTGTACTATTGATAAAGTCACCTATTCTTAATGTAAAATTATTATTAGCGTACTCTGTTAAAAGGTCTTGGTCGGCATTACCTGAACCAAAAGTTAATTTACATATACCTAAATCAGTATATTCTTTAATAAATCTTTTATTTGTTGAAACCCATTTACCTGGTTTTATAGACGTGTTATCTGATGTTCTTAATGGGTCTTCAATGAAAATTTTGTCTTCCATTAAAGAATCTAATTCATACCATCTTAAATCAGGGTCTTGGAATTGTGATAGAGTTGGGTTTGATACTAAGTTAGTTCCAGGTAATGTTATAATTTGTTCTACCGATAAAACATTGGTTCCAGGTAGAAAAACCTCTAAAAAAGGTATAGCGTCAGCTTGTGTTATAACTTTTTTAAATACGTTTGAGACTCCCGCTACAACGAATTCTCTTTTAACCAAGGTGTAACCTAATAATGTACCATTTGCATTTAAGTTAGGTAAAACTAGTCTATTTGGTATCCCTCCTTTACTTAAAGGTTCCGAAAAGTCTATATCATCTAGTGTTTCAAAGGTTTGTCCACCACCAGCTACTTGTGCCCCAAATTTTAGTATTGGTGCGTACCTAATATCAAAAGTATCACCATTTACGGGTACATTAACTGAAAAATCAACTATAGATACTGCTGGTCTTTTACCAGGTACATTAAGACCCAGTGTTCTCGCAATATTTAATACAGATTTTCTTTCTTGAGCGAAATCTAATTGTGTTTCTTGGAACATCCTATCTGTATTATAAGATAACATGTCAGAAACTGCCGCGTTTAATTCAACCAACATGGTACCAATTGATGCGTCATTGAAGTCTTGGAATGTTTCTGGATAATATTTTTTAATAAAATTAAATAATTCTGTTCTTACGTCATTAAAGTTTCTAGCAAAATAACTAATTTTTTTACCTTGTACTGCCATTTTATATTTCTATTTCTATAAAGTCACTTCCAGAAAAAGCCGCTGTAGTTGCTTTGTAATCTAATCTTACTAAAGCTGCGTTTTCATTTCTATCTGACCTGTTTACTGTTATTTCTAATATTGATAAGTTGGGTATAAATTCTTGTATAGCTGATTCAATTTCACCTTGTATTGATTTATGTACAATACCATCATTTTGTTCAAATAAATACTGCCTCAAGTTAACCCCAAAACTTGGTAAGTATAGTCTTTGGTTTTTTTCTGTTAATAATAAATGTAGTAAGTCTGCTTTAATAGCTCTTTGACTTTCTCTCTCCATTTTTAAAAACTTACCTTTAAAGTCTTCCTCAAAGGGAAAAGATATGTTTATAAATTTTTCAGCCATTTCTTTTTATTAATAAATATTCAACTATATAATTTATGTCTAAATACTTAAATGTAAATTTTGGGCAATAAAAAACCCCACACATTAGTATGGGGCTTTCGGTTATAAAGGTATCGATTATTTTACTTCACAAGCTCCACCAGCACATGCTAACTCACCTGTTAAATCTGTATTATCTGTTAATTCAACTACTTTACTTAAATCTACATTATTAAGTGATTTCATCATTTTATTGTAAGTTTCTTCGTCACAATCTTCAAATGGTGCCTGTTGATAAGTACCTCCGTTATACGGTAATACTGATAATCCATTATAATATTTACGATTATTCCACATCCATTCACCAGCTAATTCCCACTCTTCTTCTTTAAGTGATACTGTTGCTGATACATTATGTGTGTTTTGTCCTTTTCTATGTCCAGGTTTAATCCACTCTTGAGCCACCTTTTTAATTCTTTCTAATAATTCAAATGGTGATTCGTGTCTAAGGATAGAACCTTCAGGTGCTTTCTGTGGTACAGAAATTACTGCTGTGTCGTGTGGTCTAAATACTTCATCCTCCACTAATTCAGGGTGGTTAATCGCTAAGTAAGTATAAATAGCTTCATTCTTACCAACTCTTACTCTTCTGATGTAGTAATCATTATGCCAAGCGTGAATACCTGAAGAAGTACCTAATGCTAATGAAGTTGTACCAGCTGGTTTTACTGTTGTCATACGAGCTGATTCATTAATATTAATCAATTTAGCTACTCTAGTGTTTTCTTCTTTAACCGCTTCAGCTGCCGCTTTCATATCATAACCTAATACTGTACCTGAACCAATACCTGTCATTGATACCCCAATAAGAGCGTCTTTTTCAGTGGTTCTTTTCCATACATCTCTTAAGTAATGGAAGTCTGTGTATCCAGCTTGAAGTGTTCCGATAAATGCTGCTCCTTTAACTCTTTTTTCAAAGTCTTCCTGTGATTCAATATCTGAAGCATTAACCTCACATAAGTTACAGAATTGGAATGGTCTTAGTGCAATCTCACAACATGGATTAGTTCCCCAATCTTTATCATATGAGAAGTAGATTCCAGGTTCACCTGCTCCTGACAACTCAACTCTTTTCCATAAATCTAAGAAAAACTCTTTAGTAATTTTATTTCTTAATAAAACTGCTGAGTTATTAGCTCTACCTCTTTGTGCGTTAAGTTCCCACCAAGCTCCTGATTTACAAGAAATCATTTCATCATCGTCAGCTGAGAAAAGAGAAATTAATGCCGCTCTTCTAATACCACCTGCTAGTACAGCGTCTGCGATATAACATACAATATCATGTACTTCAAGAGTCGTTAATTTTTTTCTATCTTCTTTTGCGTCTAATACTTTTTTAATGTTATGGATACAATCCTTAAGTGGTTGTGGTCCAGGTGCTTTACCTCCTGATGTTACTAATAAAGCTCCTTTTGGTCTAATATCTGAATAATCAAAGATAGGTGTTGACGAGTTAACCCCAAAATAAGATTTCATTAAAACCTTAATTGCGTCAGCCCATCCTTCAATTGAATCTCCGATTAAGTATCTTCTTGTTCTATTTGAGTTAGGTTTTTGTATCTCAGGTAACTTTTCTACATGATGTTTTTGTACTGAGTATCCAACTCCTGTTCCTCCTAACAATAAAAACATTGTTTCAGAAAAAGCGTCTATATGGTCGATGGGTAAATAAGCACAATTGTATACTCTATTAGGTGAGATTTCAATCGGTCTACCACCGAACTGTAAAGACCTCATAGATGGTAAAATCTTTTTGTTATAAACCATCTGATACACTTCTTCTATCTCCTCTTTCAATTGTGGATATTTCTTTTGGTGCATCTCTTTATTTCTTGTCACCAACTCTTCCCAAGTTTCCCTTCTTTCTTTTTCTGGAAGAAATTTTGCGTACTTCATGTAGACAGTTATGTCTGATAGAATTTTGTTTGATAATTCCATTTTTTTTAAAATTTTTTAATTAATTAGTTATTGGTTTTCGTTTGATTCGTTTTCTCTCTGTTTCTTTCTAAGTTTTGCCATTTTCAATCTTTCTCTAGCGTTTTCTTCTTTTCTTACTTCTACTTTTCTTTCATAACCTAAGAAAGTATCTGAAGTTTCTGTGTCGATAAAAACTCTACCATTATCAAATGTGCAATCTTCAAAAAGAACTCCATCTTTTCCGAATCTAGACTTCAAGACCGCTATTGTTGCTCTATTACCTTCTTTTTGAGCTAACGTTCTTGCTATTGACATAATGAAATGTCCTATTTGGGCTTTTTTGATTGACCCACCCATTTGGTCACCTGTAACAACATCTGATGAAATAGAACTTCTATTACCTTGTACTGCAGTCCATCCTACAATATTGTACTCCGCTAACATAGATTCAAATCCTCTCATAACGTTGCCTTCACCTGACCATTCATCATTATATCTTCTTGTTGATTCTACACAATCAATATAATCTAAAACAATCATATCAGGTTTAAATCCAGTTGAGATTAGGTGTCTCACATAAGATTTAATGTGATTAACTGTAATCCCTTCTGAAGGAAACTTTCTAATAATTAAATCGTTTTCTCTACCATCAGTTTTTTCTTTTATGACTTCAATCACACTTTCTTTGTCATCAGAAAGTTCATTTAGTTCAATCCCACTCCAACAAGAGGCGTGTTTTCTTTTAATTACATCAGGTATGTCTTCAAAAACGATTTGTAAAACATTTGCACCCACATTATAGGCTGTGTTTGCTATTTTTGTAAGAATAGTTGTTTTACCAACACCATAAGGTGCTAATACCACCCCTAATTCTCCTCTAGATAGACCCCCATCGGTTAATTCATCAATACCACTTATCCCCGTAGGAACTGGGTGTCTAAAGTCTTCTTCTAGAACTGTGTCCCATCCCTCAGTAATAGAAGTTCCGTCATCTTTTTCAGCTCCAACGGATAGAGCTTCTTTCATAATTTCAGCACATTCTTCGTATCTACCAAACTCACCATTATCAATGATTTTAGATATCTTATCATTAGCCTTTTTTAATTCTTGTTGTCTACAAAAATTTAAAGACTCTCTTTGAACGTACTCCCAATCTTCAACATCAAGACTTCTTATTTCTTTGGTGATTTCAAATACATAGTCTTGGGTTATTTTATCTTTGATTTCTACCTTTAAAATAGTCTCCAAAGTATCCCAAGCTGGTATCTTTTCAAACCTCTCAAAATAATCTTTAATTGTCACGATGATTAATCTAAAGTATTCGTTATCAAAATACTTAGCGTGAACAATGTCTATAATCCTGTCTGAAAATTTTTTGTTGGCTGGGTGTAGTAATTGGTTTATCAATTCTGTCTGAAACTTATATCCTAAATACCCTAGTGTTAACTCTTTATTCATTCTCCAACATTTAATAATAAATAACTATTTACAACGATATTCCGCAGTATTCCACACTAAATTTTTCTCTAGAAAATGTCTCTTGGATTTCTTTGATTAATGCAGGGATTATCTTTCTAACATCCACAGAATATCTAACTCTTTGTGGATAAACATTACCAGTAAATCTTCTTTTACCAATAAGTCTAAGTTCGTTTTTAATTTCTGTTTTAATTTCAAAATCAAAAACATCCTCATTATCAAAAATATTTTCTACAACGATGTCTTCTTGTAGTTGTTTCTTGTATGGGTTATAACTTCTATACAAGTACTCGTAAGTTTTCTTCGTTAAGTCTTTTTGAATCATCTCAACACACTCATCTAAACAGTATTTTGCTTCAAGTGATTTTAATGATTTAGGGTTAAAATTTTTAACCGTGAAGTACCTTTGACAAATGATATTTCCATTTATGTAAAGTACAAATTCAAATTTTTTCATTTCTTTCTATTTTTAAAATTTAACTTTTCTTTTTTAATCAATTTGAGAAATGGCTCCATAAAATTTATATAACCGTTTTCTCCACCAGGTAGGGCGTATATAACTCCGTCTTCTATCATCATTTTAAGAACGTTCTTATAATCTCTCCCACTTGGGTCTAAAGGTAATTTTATTAAACTTTCTACACTTTCTGTAGCCTCTTCAGTCAATAAAGGTTCATTTAAATCAATTATTTTTTTATTTATTTCATAAAATGGTCCTTTATGTGAGCCTCTAGAGACCCCATTAATAATGTTGTTTATTACCTTTAAAGGTGTTTTTCCTCTTTTCTCTTGGATTACTTCGCTTTCTTTAAGTATTTCCTCTAAGGTCACCTTTCTTTCTTTTATTTGTGGAAAATAGTTTAATAACGTATTTTCCGTTACCCCATCAATACCTTTAATATTATCGGATGAACAACCTTCTATAATTTTAACAAGTCCAGCGTTTTCGTAGTAGTGTTGAAAAAACCATTGGTAATTTCCTACTCCTACTTCCATTTTTTTATCTGCTAAAAATATTGTAACTTCTTCGGTTATTAATTGACATAAGTCTCTGTCATTAGTGTAAACCATAACATCTTCCAACTTCTTTTTATTTAAACAGTAATACGCTATTAAATCATCTGACTCAACATCTGTGTGTTCATATTGTCTAATAAAAAGGTCTTCTGCGTATTGTTTTACACGTAACTTTTGAAGTTCGTATTCTTGGTCGAAATATCTTGGTCTGTTTTCTTTGTAATCAGGATAATAATCTAAACGCAAAGTGCCTCCACGTTCACCATCCCAAGTGACTACTACTTTATCAATTTTATGTTCAACGATTATTTTACGTAGAATACTATAGAAAGCAAATATTCCACCAATGTGTTTGTCTTTATGGTAAACGTTCTTAGCTCCGTTATAAGAACGTTTCATAAGAACGTTACCATCGACAATTAGAGTTTTTGTTCTCCTATTTCTATTTCTAGGTGTTTTGAGTCCCATGCTGGCTAAAATTAAATGGTCCAACAATCTGTTCTCTTGCAATATCTTCTTCGGTTTGAACTAACACACCCAATTCGAGTAATAAATTTTTAGCTTCTTCTGTTATCGGATGTCCATTAACAAAATCTTCTAATGGTTTTTGAATTATATAGAAAGATACTAATTGTACTTTATCGTCATCAATTAGAGCTTCTTTATTTAACTCTACTAATCTATTATAATCTATTCTCATTGTGTATATTAAGCTAATCCTTCGATATTGTCTTTTACTACTTCGGTTTCAAATGACGTATCATTTTCATCCAATTCTTCCAAACCACTTTTGATAAACATATCCATCCAATAATCAGCGTACTGTTCTTTGTAAGCGGTTTCTGCTGCTTTATTGTCTTCAATGAAATCATGTGGTGTGACAATTACTTTACCATCTTGGTACCCAATACCATTAACGTGGTTCTTTAAGATAGAAATCTTAGACCTGGTAGCGTAATTGATTTTTCTTCCACCTTTAACTGCGTTTAGTTTATTGGTTCCTGAGTTCTTTTGGTTACCAAACAAGAAGATAAGTGTACTATTTAAGAAAATAGCTTCACCACCTTTCATCTTAATTTTAGGTTGTCCAAAAGGATTGTCAGGTAACTCAACCCAAGGTTGGTTAACAAACACAATTGTATTGGTGTAAGGAGATGTTTCTTTTCTAGAACCTGTGATTCTACCATTTAGACCCATTCCAATTTTATCAGCTAATACGGACGCGTTATGCATCTTACCACCTTTACCATCGAAAGTCATCTTACAAGGAATAGACCCAACAGAATCCCAAAGGAAACAAATATCCTTTTGAATTTCTTTTTCTTGTGCGTCTAAGACCTCATTGATATAATCTGTGATTTGTTCTATATAATCGAAATCATCTCTAAACAAAAAGAAACCTTTCCAATCACCTGGGGAAACTTCCTCACAATCAAAGCCCATTAATTTAGCGTGAGAAAAACTCCATTTCTTTTCTGTTATAATAAAAACAGGTAGAATGTCATTCTTTTGTAACCAAGTTGCTGCTTTAATCAAAGCAGTTGTTTTACCTGTATCTGAATGTCCTAAGAAGACATTCAAGTGACCTATGGCTGGGCCAGGTACTCCAGTTGCTTTCTGGAATACCTCACCAAGGTCAATAAATCTATCCTTTTTATATTTCGTCTTACTACTAAATTTATTAGATAATGCTTCAATATCAAAAGTTTTCTTTTTAATTGCTGCTTTTTTCGCCATGTTTTAAGTTTTAGAATGGTTCTTCATCATCACTACTACTAGTAGCCATAGATGATGTGTTTACGGGTGTTTCTTCTTTTTTAGGTTGTGCTTTAAATGAAGACTCAGATTCAGAATCATCACCTTTAGCGACAAACTTCTCAAGGTTTTTATCCCACTGTGGTGTCTCACCATCTGCGATTAACTGTACGTAATCTAAAGGTTGTGCTTTATAAACTTCTTTCCAAGTAGTTGCATCTCCCATCCATTCTTTAGCCTGAGATGATTTAGGGTCTGTTAAGACATCAACATCTTCAGTCAAAATAGAAGTGATTTTAGCGTAACCTTTGTTATCACGACCAACCATTAAAGTAATATCTCTACCTTCTCTTGGGTCAGTAATGTTACCTCTTTTGGTGAAAAGTGGAATGATTTTGTCTAGGGCTCCTTCTCCCTTGTAGTTGTGTGGGAATCTCCAAAATTTAACCCCATCACCTTCGTTGTTTCTATCAATAAGTCTAGTTAGATAGAATTTTCTAGCTGAGTACTGAGTAGCTAACTCTTTGTCTGTTTTGTTTCCTGTTTCTTTCCAAGATTTGAAAAGTTCGTCAGAAACCTCACAAAGTGGACAATGTTCTCCATCGTTATGTTTTCTACAATAGATTTTTCTCCACTTACCACCAACTTTGATTGAATGCCAATGGCCTTCGTCAAATGGTGTTTCATCTTTTTTATTAACAGGGTGAACACCTGTTTTAGGTGGCATCAATCTAATGGTTAATTCACCATTATCAATACCTTCTTCTAATCTTACAGCAAAGTACTTGCTGAAATCTTGTTCATACGAACCACCTGAATTTCCTCCAGATTTGTTGTTTTCATACTGTTTTGCAATCGCGTCGAGTACACTCATAATTTTACTTTTTTTTTAGTTATTAATTTATTAATTCTATATGTTAATTATAATAGAATGCTTGTATATGTAAATAAGAATGGGATTAAAATCTTAAAATTTCAACCCCATTCCACATAGTCTATTTGTCAATACCTTTTAATTATTTTCTGGATTAAAAGAACTTTTTACTTCTTCTTCACTATAAGAACTATCTACTTCTTCAGGTGTAATAACGTATTCAGTTTTTTCACCATCTTCTACGTTTTCTCCTGTAGATATTCTATAGTTTTTATCTGTTGATGCCTTTTCTTCCCAATAATCAGATAACTTCATATTAAAAGGATAAGAATCCAATGAACGAAGTTCTAATTTTTCTTCAGGTGTTTTAATATCTTGTTCTAGTTTACCTATTTTTGAAGCTATAGTATCCATTTTTGTTAACTGTGCTTCTAGGTTGGATAATTTATCTGTTAAAGACTGTAGATAAGAACTGTTTTCTTGCCCCACTGAAACAGCTTGTTGTGCCATTTCTTTAGCTTCATCAGAACCTTTAACGATTGCAGTAACATCTATTTCTTCTACTTCCTCGTCTTCAGCTCCTTCTAAATCATCAGCTGCTGTAAATTCACCCGCGGTACCAAATTCATCCTCAACTTCTTCACTACCTTCTTCAGCTGCTGGTTCTTCTCCACCAAAATCAAACTCACCACCTTCGGCTTCAGCTTCACCACCTTCTTCAGGTGAACCCTCATCTCCAAAATCAAAGTCAGTGTTTTCTTCTTCACCACCTTCTTCAGCTGCTGGTTCTTCACCACCCTCTTCTTCAGGGTCTTCAGTTAACATGTCATCTCTATATCCAGGTGCTTCTTTTCTAACTTTAGCTTCTGTTAATTCGTTACCTTTAGCTGGGTCATACCCTAAAAGGCTTTTAAATTTTTCTAAGTCTTCGTTTAATTTATCCATTTTATCTTGTATATTCACTTAATAATTGTCTACCATCATTGGTGATGATTTTCTTATGTTCTCTTTGAACCAACTCATCATTATCTTTAATCATACACTCTTCTTCTTCACAATTTTTTTTATTGTCTAAAAATTTGTTTAACTTATCATTAAGTTCTTTTTCGTTGTTTTTATTAGTGTTTTCCATAATTACTTTTTTTTATAAATATGCCCTTATTCTATAATCTTCTTATTTAAGGGTAAAATTTCTAAATTGTTATTTCTTAATGTAATCATTGTGTTTTGGTACTTTTCCCAATCTACTTGATAACTACTGTAGTCGGTGTTTCCCTTTGAGATGTTGTGTTCTTTTTCTATTAACCTATTCAAGGCATTAATAGTAAAAAAAGTAGTACCTTTTTTATGGATTTGTACTGTTTTTGGTAGTTCTTTTCTAATGTTTATTTTTTCATCAAAATTTAAAAAGATTCTATAAGTTAGAATAAGTTCATTATTTTCTGTTTCAAATAAAAAAACAGACCTTTTTTTAACACCAAACTTTTTATATAACTTATACAGGAACTTTTCTAGATATTCAGAACTAGTAAATGTTGCTAATAATATTACTTTTTTTTGCATTCAAATATGGTATGTACTTTACATTGAGATTTTCCAATTCCTTTGGAATTCTTTCATATTCTTTTAGCTTAAGTAAACTCTTAATCTCATTTATTATGTCCCAAGACAAAAAATTTAAAAGACCTATGTCTATATGATAGATTAAATTACCACAATAAACATAGAGTCTATCAGTATATAAATATCCATCACATCCTTGAATGTTCTGTTTTAAGTGATTTAAGTAGTTTGTTTGATTTTTAAAATCTAATGGATTTAAGTTATTTATTTTAACTTTACTTATTATTTCTTCAATGGCCTCAAAAATAAAGGATTTTATGTGTTCTTCAAAGACCTTTCTTTTTTCTCTAGGTGAAAAAGTCCAATAAACATTTTCTTTTATTTTATGGTTTAAAATGGTGGCTCCCTTTTCTTTTGCTAAATCATAACCAATAATAATTTCAACCAAACCTTCATCATATGACATAATATCTGTCATATAAGGTTTTATTAGATTTTTATCTTCGGTTATAATTTTAATTAGATTCATTAAAAAGAAATATAACTAAAAATTAATAATTAGTAAAATTAAGCAAATAAATCATTAACATTATAAACTTCTAGTTGTGAATTGTTTGCCTCAGCTTTAGCTTTTTTAACTGTTGTTTTACCTTCACTACCAGTACCCCAAGAAAAATGTATATGGTCACCAACGTTGGGGGCACTTTTGTTACAATATTCATCTATATATCTAAGCTTATCGTAAACTTTACCACCACTTCCACTAGCACTAATACCTCTAATTATTTCAATAACGTTTTGTGTTTTAGTGCCGTTTTTAGAAACATTCCACGGTTTTTTATTTTTAGGCATTCTTCCCCAACTTTCATCTGTGGTACAATTTGAGGCATTACCTTTTCCTGCCCCAGCCACAACAATATCAATACCATTACCAGCTTTATGTCTACTATCATAACTTCTTGTATAGTGATATTTATCGTTACCTGCAGTTACTTCTATCGTATATGATGGGTATTTAGATTTTATTTCAGCAAATACTTTAGCAGCAACTTTAGATATTTTTTCACCTATATCACCCCCATTGGATAACTCACCTTCATACCATTTTCCGTTTTTCTTATGTGAATAACATCCGGTATTGGGGTTCTTTGTTGGTACTTGTTTGAATGATGGATTACGACTTGGTGGTAATACGTATTCTGGTACAAAGAATTTTTCTTTATAACCTAAATTAGCCAAAACTCCCCTCAAATAATCAGCGTTCGGGTCTGTACAATTTGAGGATGTCGGTTGTTGGGGTGGTGTTCCTGTTGTTATTGCAGAAGCGTAATTATTAAACCATTGTCTTAATGCTTGGTCGGTTATTGGTTCTTCTATTGAAAACCCACCATCTGATAGTATTTTACTTTGTATTTTTTTAATTTTAGCCCCATTCGCGTTTATGTAGTTTACACTACCTGAAATCATATAAACTTTATTGGCCTTTTTAGTGAAATAATTTTCATCAAACCCTGGGTTAGGGTCTACTAAACCTGTTAACTCATAAGTATTATAGTATGGTACAGCTAAATTAGCTCTGTTACCAACACCCATGACATACTTTTTTAATGTATTAACCCTAAGACCACTATTCCAACCTTTTATGGCCTTATTCATATCATCAATTGTGTTAGCACTATTATTAGGTACACCCGCTGCCATAATTATATAAGCGGATTCTCTAACCGCGGTAGGTACTTGTCCCCAAGAGTCTTCTCTGCTAATATAATTTTCTCTTTCAGGCCATATATATAATATTTTGTCAGAACTACCTGATGGAACGTTTAAGTAAAATTTATTTTTATCTCCACTTCCTGTGCTAGTCCCAAATTTAGATATTGTTT